ACTACCTGTTGGTGAGTGGATTAGAGAAGGTCTTAAGCGTGAAGTACCAGCGTACTCGAGGCCGGTTCTGGAATCGAATATTGAAGACGAGACGAATCACGACCTCGCTCTCAATTACGTCGCCAATGCTCTCGGTACTGATCCTAAATCTGAGGAGGAAGTCCTTAAGATCAGAGAAGCGTGGCTTGCTCATCCAGATCACACGATCCTCAAAGCACTTGTTGCCGAGCGTGCAATTTTCTTTGTACTACTCCCTTTTTTTAGGTTTAACGGTGACGCTGGATTAAGAACAGTTAGCGCGGACATTAGCAGAGATGAACAGATTCATGTGGCCTCTCATTCTCTTGTATGTAGAGAGTTGGGTTTGGCTTATAGTGGCAGTTTGGACAAACTTAGGAAGGCCACCATTAACTGGATTATGGAACCCCTAAGTATAAATACTACCGACAAATATTTAAACAAAAAATTCTGGCTGGATTCAAGTGATCGCTTAATGTATGAAGGTAAAGCCCCTGAGCTTTTCGACACACAGAGAGCAAGAATGCCAGCCTTCTTTGAACATAGCAATGTCAACCTCCCGCAATATGCTTGAGGCCATTTATGGTCCTCAACTAGACAAACACCTCCTGGTAGAGATCCGGGAGGTCTTTCCACCTGTGAGTACTATCCCGACGGATACACATTCACAAATAATGTACAAAGCTGGACAACAATCGGTCATTGATTGGATCAGCAAACGATTAGATGAGGAAAACTAAATGGTTTGGCCAACACGAGCATTAACAAACAAAGGATTTAAAGAATACAGAAGTCCTATACAAAACTTAGAAGAAGGTGAACTGAGAAAAGCTGGTTTGGGAGCAGTAGTCAGCGAAGACTGGCGAGGAATGGGTTCAGACGCCGGTATAAGCTTATGGAATATAAAAGGTAATCCTGTTTGGGAAATAGCTGCAAAGGCTGTCAATGTTGATTGGAATGCACTTACTAATAGCTTTCCAGACCGGGCTGCTTATAATGTTAGGAAAGATGCTGCAGTAGAATGGTGGTTTCAACAGCCAGGAAACTATCGACCTGCTTATACAAAGACGGTACGAGGGCAAAGTCGATACAGTGGTGATTCCTCGGGTTCCGGTACCACAACAGTACACGTACCTGCGTACACTGCCCCCAATGAGCAGGCATGGGGACTTGATTCAAGGGAAGGTCCTGTCTCTACAACGTTCATTAAGGGTATGAATGAGATGAATGATTGGATTAAGGCAGTTGTAAAGAAAGTTGATAATGTATATCCTGATGGTGATATCATTAGGGAAGGACCTTCTGCAAGACAGTATGGATTACCTCAAGGCCAAGATCCATGGAAATTCTATGGATTAGATAGGTTGCCAAGGATTCTACCTAAAGCATTAGACGTTGACTATGCATTCAACTTAATGGATGCCAAACCTTCTGACGCTACCTATCGTACACCAAAAGGTTACCCTGGAATAGACTTAGACTCTGTTAAAACTGCTGAACTAGGTGAAACATTCACAGATTACTTATCAGATTTTGATTTCGCTCAAGAGTTCGGGTATTGGGACTTCGACTTAGGTAATACAGGAAGCCCTGAATATCAACAAGAGTTATCGTTTATCTTTGGTGATGCTGCAGCGGAGATAAGAATCTTCGGTCAAATGGATTACGATAACTTAATTGAACAAGGTCAAAATGATGAGGGAATTCGAAAGACAATAGAAGCTAGACTTGCAAGAGGTCAGAAGTTAATCATGGGACCTGCAATGGCTAAGAAGTTTGATATGTATTCATACGATCCTACATGGTGGGGTCAACCTGCAGGTACTATAGGTCAGAAAGGTGTTAAACTTCTAAGACTTCAAGGTTTAGATGACGCAGGTATAATGAATAGGTATGCTAAAGGTAAACATTCAGACCAGATTGGACAATGGGTGCAGGAGCAGTTCGGTGTTAGAATTGATGCTGCTGGTATGTTTGACTACTATTTCCAAGATCCAGGAGATAAGAATGCTTTCGGTATGAAAGATTACAACCAACTTTTAAACCAAGGTATGGACCCCACTCGGATACATCAACTTGCCACGGAGTTCATTGCATCTGGTGGTATAATTGGTGGTGAAGCTGCAACAACGTTAGGAATAGAAGGCTTCCAAGCTGCCACTCAAGTACTATCAGCACACGGACATTTAGGTGGACGAGTTATAGAGGAGTACAGAGCTGCAGGATGGGATGATGCTAAACTTCAAGCACTTGGCATGAGTCCAGCCACTATTAAAATAGGACCAGCAGCTGCTACAGAGTTGTGGGGTTGGATAGATCGAGGCCAGAGTGGCATGTTCGGTATGAAAGATATCATTGAAAACTGGCCAGAAGGTGAAGGCATCAAAATCCCAAATCGAATTATACTAGGTAAGATTGCTGCAGGCATGGCCGAAGCTATCGGCTCAAGTGCCGTTGATTATATCTGGGGTGATGAAGTATACGATCGTTACATGACACCACCTGCTGGAGCCAAGCCTGATGCTTTCACATTTGGAATGGATACACTGAAGTACCTACAAAATCATCCTACTAATCCTGTTAAAAGTATAGAAGGGTTACGAGCCATAGCAAAGGGAGCATTTTATATAGGAGAGGCAGCTGCTGAATGGCTAGGTGTACCTGCAAACAAACCTGAGCAAGTAGGACCGGTAACACTAAAAGATATACTTACAACCCCAATCGCAGAATACGATAAGCCTACCTTAGGTTCTGGTGAATATGGTGGCTTTGGTAAGCAAGAGATTGCATGGATGGAAGGTTCAGGATGGACCTTGGATCAGATGAGATCTATAACTAAGGACTTCGATAAGATTGGACCTGATGCAGTTGAACGTTTGTGGGGTAAGAAAGTACTACAGACAATGACAGCCCCGGCTAACGCAATAGATCCGAATGCAAAAACATTTGGTATGATGACAATCACTTATTTAGATTCAGTGGATCCACAAATCAGTAATGAATCTATAGCAGCTGTAGCAAGAGGCAACGCTAACTACGTTGGTGTCAGCGCTCGTGAATGGTTTAAAGATGCAGGTATTGATATTGGTATGGGTGAGGCACCAAAACATGCCCCAGTGCAGCCAGCTCCAGACGTACCTACAACATGGCCCAGTGCTCCAACACCTACATTTGAGGAACCAATACCAGCAACTCCACCACCATCTATGCCAGAGGTTGAGGAAAGACCACGATTCATTGACCAAGGAGTACCAGGTGGGTTCGGTAATGAAGATATGAATTGGCTAAGCTCTCACGGTTACAGTAAGGATGAACAGATAGCAATTGCTAAGAACATGGATAAAATAGGAGGCGAAGCTGCTAGAAAGTTATGGGGCTTCACTGATCCAGGAGATAAAGGTTTCTTTGGTCAGAAAGATTATGATCAGATTAAGAATAAAGTAAGTCATGATACTATGAGAAAAATCATACGAGGAATGAATCTGAAAACAGGAGGCAACTTTAAATGGTTAGGTTAATCAAATGGTAAGAAGAGCATTCGCTGAGCTGGTAGGAACACTACCGGCTCACCCAGAACAACAAGCACAAGGTCATACAACTAACCCAGGTTTCAGGCTAGGAGACATAGATTATTTAAGTAATCTATGGGATCAAGGTGGGTATCAAGATGGGTTAGTACATCAAGGATCACAAGTCCCATGGCAGGAACCATGGAAGTCAGGAACTAACCGTGGTGACAACTGGTTATCCAGAGGTTTCTTAGATGTGGAAGGTACCTTCGGACAAGCACAATATAAGGCTGCTATAGATCAAGGCTACACTGCACCGCAAATCTATCAAGCTATGCCTGGTGCTATTGGTGGAAGATTTAGCCAGCATAAAGGTTTAAGAAAGATCTCTGAGGATCTACGTGGTCCTGAGGGTCAGTTCTATAAAGATCTAATGAGAGATCGTGGTACCTGGTTAACAGGTTATCAGAATGTAGGAGGTACCTTTGGTGAGAAATCCTACGATGAAGTTAGAAAGCTAGCGGCTGCTGATAGAAGGATAGGTGTACCTGGAACAATAGAAAGTGAAGGGGAAAAGATAACACCTAGAACTATCTGGGGTGCACGAGAAGGTGTTAACCGTATTGGTCCTGAAGCCAGGCGGCTACTACTTGAAGACTTACAGCAAGGCATTCCGTTGAGACATGATAGTGCTAACATCAAAGGACCGTCAACGAGTACTCCTACTAGACTACCTAACCAAGGATACAATGTTGGTAAATCAGCTACTGGTATGAGAAGACAGAGCCCTAAAGCTATGACAAATAGAAATGCAAAGGGAACTTGGGGAAGAGGATCCCAGTTCTTTAAAGATGCGAGTACATACTAATGACAGCTAAGACAAGATACGATGTACTATCAAGTGATCGTTCTCAATACTTAAAGATAGCAGAAGATTCTGCTAGACTGACCATACCTTATTTAATACACCAAGAGGATAGTGCTAAGGGTGCTCGTAGTCTTACGACACCTTGGCAAGGAGTCGGTGCCAAAGGAGTTGTTACCTTAGCTGCAAAGCTGATGCTATCACTCCTTCCACCACAGACCAGCTTCTTTAAACTACAGATAGCTGATAAGAAGCTAGCTGATGAGGCACCACCTGAAGTTGTGTCTGACCTAGACTTAGCGTTTGCTAAGATCGAACGTATCATTCTAGATCAGATTGCTGCTTCAGATGACAGGGTTCAGGTGCATCAGGCAATGAAACACTTGGTGGTTACAGGTAATGCTCTGCTATTCATGGGCAAGGAGGGGATGAAACTGTTCCCACTTAACCGGTATGTAATAGAGAGAGATGGTAACGGGAACGTACTAGAGATAGTAACCAAAGAAAAAATCAGTAAAAAAATTATCGAGAAATTAGTACCTAACTTAAACAAGATGGATACTAATGCAGATCAAGACGAGCTAAACACTGACTGTGATGTTTACACCCACGTAAAAGTTGATGGCACTAAAGTTAACTGGCACCAAGAAGTCTATGACAAGATCATTCCTAAGTCACAAGGTAAGTCTCCTAAGGATGCTACTCCTTGGCTTCCCCTGAGATTTAATACAGTTGACGGAGAGGACTATGGAAGGGGCCGTGTCGAAGAGTTTATCGGAGACCTTAAATCCCTAGAGGCACTAAGTCAAGCCCTGGTAGAGGGCTCTGCAGCGGCCGCTAAGGTGGTGTTCACTGTTAGTCCCAGTTCAAGTACAAAACCACAGACACTTGCTCAAGCAGGCAACGGTGCTATCATTCAGGGAAGACCTGATGACATCGGTGTGGTACAGGTAGGTAAGACAGCAGACTTCTCTACTGCTTACCAAGTAATGCAACAGCTAGAGAAGAGACTTAGTGAAGCATTCCTTATCCTAAGTGTAAGGCAGTCAGAACGTACCACTGCAGAAGAGGTACGGATGACACAGCTGGAACTAGAGCAACAGCTTGGTGGACTATTCAGTCTACTTACTGTTGAGTTCCTAGTACCTTACCTTGACCGTAAGCTTAGTGTAATGCAGAAGTCAGGAGACATCCCACGTATACCTAAAGAGTATGTACATCCTACTATCGTAGCAGGTATCAATGCTTTAGGCCGCGGCCAAGACAGAGAGAGTCTTACTATGTTCATGCAGACTATTGCACAGACCATAGGTCCTGAAGCTATGATGCAATTCATCAACCCTGATGAAGTCATCAAGCGTCTAGCAGCATCATCTGGTATCGACGTACTCAACCTAGTGAAGAGTATGCAAGAGATACAAGGACAACAACAGCAACAGATGCAACAACAGATGGCTATGCAAGAGCAACAGAATGCCCCAGCTATGGCAGCTGTAGATCAAAAGCAGATGCAGGCTGAGATGCAGATGGCTATGCAGGCACAAGAACAACAACCACCACAATAACTATGGCAGAAACATTAACAATAGATACTACACCAGAAACTGAACTAGTTGGGGAACTCTCAGCTGATGAACAGGAGTCTCTAGAGATTGGTGAAAAGATACAAGCCGATCAGGAGAAACTCCTAGCTGGTAAGTATAAGGACGCAGAAGAACTAGAGAAAGCTTACATTGAATTACAAGGGAAGTTAGGTGAACCGAAAGAAGAGTCCACAGAACCTGAAGCTACCACAGAACCTGAGGAAGTTGAAGACGAGTCAAAGGAAGATGAGCCAATCGACTCTACCTTCTTGGACCAGCTTTGGGAAGAGTCTCAAGGAGACTTTAAAGATGATACCCTGAAGCAGCTGTCTGAAATGGATCCCACTAAGCTAGCTCAGATGCACTTAGACTATCGTGCGAACAATCAATCACCAGAGCTAGATGATAAACAAGTATCACAACTTAAAGAGGTTGCAGGTGGGGACAAGCAGTACGATAGTATGCTGAACTGGGCTAAGTCTAGTCTCCAGAAAGAGGAGATAGATATGTACGATAAAGTAATGGAACAGGGTAATCCCCTCGCCTGTTTCTTTGCAGTACAAGCTCTTAAGTATCGCTTCGATGATGCGTCTGGAACTGAAGGACGTATGCTAACAGGCAAAGCTCCATCAACTAAAGGGGATCAATTCAAAAGCCAAGCACAGCTTGTAGCTGCTATGAATGATCCAAGGTATGAAACAGATCCAGCCTACAGGCAGGATATTATGGAGAAACTTGAAAACTCTGATCTAAATTTCTAAACAAATGATTCCACTCTTATCAACAATTCTACTAACAGCATCCTGGTACGGCCCAGGTTTTCATGGAAACTTAACAGCCAATGGAACACGCTATAATCAACAAGCCTCAACAGCAGCACACAAAACCCTCCCGTTCGGAACCAAGCTTAAAGTTTGCTACGAGACGTGCGAGACTGTCACTATTACGGACCGCGGACCTTTCATTAAAGGTCGGGATCTTGATTTGTCTTATGGCACTGCTGTACGGATCGGCATGGCCAGTGCTGGAGTTGCAGACGTAGAAGTTACTAGACTTAATTAAACATGCCTAAAGGAAAAGGAACATACGGAACTAAAAAGGGGAGACCCCCTAAGAAGTGAAACGATTCACAGAGCCCTGGGTAATTGCAATTATGTTGCTACTCGTAGCTGCATTTATTGAGGGCGTACATGTCACTAAACATGACTATTATGACAGCATCCGTTCATCAGCTTGCGCTGACGCATGACGTGTGATCAGGGAACGGGGATCACATCATAGGAGAACCTTATGACTGTCACTTATTGCTATCGTGGCATCAAGTACACGAAGACAAAGTAGCGCACAACTATACAACAAACTAAAATGAAATCAATTATTGCACTTGCCTCACTGTCCGCTCTCTCTGCGACACCTGCAATTGCTGGCCCATATGTCAACACTGAGATTAATAGCGGGTGGAGCGGATCAGACTACGGTGGATCTACCACTGACCTACATGTTGGCTACGAAGGTAATGTCGACCGACTAGGTTACTACCTGCAAGCTGGCCCAGCTATTGTGAGTCCTGATGGTGGAGATTCTGACACTGAGTTCTCCGGTAAAGCGGGGGGTTCGTTTCAAGCAACTGAGTCTGTGTCGGTTTATGGAGAAATCAGTTTTCTTACAACTGACGCTGATGAGAACAACTACGGAACCAAAGCTGGTCTTAAGTGGGCCTTCTAGATGGACTTTTTGTACTCCCTAACACTGGTACTGCTATTAGTATTCGGTATGAATATGGTTGAGTCAACTAAGTAGAAGGAGGAGAGGCACCTCAGAGTAGGACCTCTCCTTCATTGGCACTGGCCCAGTACGCTGGATACCCTTTGCCGTCTAGACGGTAGGGAAAGACCTACAAACAAATTGATCAAACAATTTCACGTGAGAAAATAACCTATACATTTAACTTTTAATTAACAATGGCTAACGCTTTAACTACCGCCATCGGTAGGATTAATAGTACCGCCTCAACTCCGTTGGCGCTAAGTACTGCTTATGATACCAAGTATGGAACCTATCTCAAGCTCTTCTCTGGAGAGCTGTTTAAAGGGTTCCAGACCAATACGATTGCTCGTGATCTAGTCACGAAGCGTACCCTTAAGAACGGCAAGTCATTGCAGTTCATCTACACGGGTCGTATGGAAGCAGCTTTCCATGAACCTGGGACTCCAATCTTGGGAACAGAGAACGCACTGCCAGTAGCCGAGAAGACCATCGTAATGGATGATCTTCTAATCTCAAGCGCATTCGTATATGAGCTTGATGAGACTCTTGCGCATTACGAACTTCGCGGAGAGATCGCCAAGAAAATTGGCTTCGCTCTTGCAGAGAAGTATGACCGCTTGATCTTCCGTGCTATCACTCGTGGTGCTCGTGCCGCTCACCCTGTATCAGCTACTAATAAAGTTGAACCAGGTGGAACGCAGATCCGTGTCGGTACTACGAACTTTGGATCTAATGCTTACGCTGCAGATAAACTGATTAATGCATTCTATGATGCAGCTGCTGCTCTTGATGAGAAGGGTGTAAGTTCACAGGGCAGACAGGCCGTGTTGAACCCCAGGCAATACTATGAGCTGATCCAACAGGTCGGTGATAATGGTCTTGTGAACCGTGACGTACAAGGTTCCTCACTTCAAAATGGAACTGGAGTTGTCTCGATCGCCGGTATCAACATCCACAAATCGATGAACATTCCGTTCTTCGGTAAGTATGGTACTAAGTATGGTACTGATGCTATCGACAATACAGGTGTAACCGATCCAGGTCGCACAGGATCACACGTAGAAGCTGCTGTAGAAGATGCTGCTAATGATGTAGCTGGTATCAACAATGAGTACGGTGAAGAGACTGAATTCAAACATTCCTGTGGACTTATCTTCCAGAAAGAAGCTGCAGGTGTGGTAGAAGCTATCGGACCTCAAGTACA